GAGCGGTGGCATGAGTTGTACGACAACAAAGAGGACTGGGAACACACTGCCTCACTCAACGCTTGCGGAGCTTTACAGTACATCATCGACGCCAAACCGAAGGAGCGGAACCGATACATCAAGAGACTTACGGAATACCCATGAAAAAAGAAAAGATGACGCGAGTCGTCACCATCGATACGCAGATCCATGACGAACTCAAGGAGTTCTGCAACCGCAACGGACTGAAGATCCAATTTGTCGCTCGGGAGGCGCTAAGGAAGTACATGGAAAGCAAGCACACGACGCAATCAAGTGCTGCCCAATCCGTCTCATCCTGCGCCGCTACCGCCCAGTAGCGAATCGTACCGTGTGGTACGGACAACACCCTCTGGCCGTCATGAAGCGGCGGTCGGAGGGACAAATTTCCTAAAACTATGAATCTAAGAGAATACCAACAGAAAGCAGTAGAGTGGGCCAAGACTAACGATGGACTGATCATCGCACCGGCTGGCAGCGGCAAGACATGGATTGCCGCGAGCATTATCAAGCACTTTGAGAAAGGACGACCGGGATGGAGGTTTGGATGGCTCGCCCCAACACGCGAGACATGTCAGCAAGCGCGCACATCGCTCCGCGTTGCCGGTGTACCTGACGAGGTCGTTGAGGTGCGTTGTCCGCATGAGTCAGTGGACTTCAGCAAGAAGGACATACTGATCGTTGACGAAGCGAAGCACAGCCCTGCTGCCGGATGGCGACGCATCATCGAATCCTGTGACGGAGAGCGTTATGGTTTTGACGCCACGCCGTGGAGTGACAACGAGGATCGTAATATTGTCATCAAGGAGCTGTTCAACCAGCGAGTCTACGAAATCAAGCGCAGCGACATCGGCGATTCATTGGCCGACGCTTACCTCGAAATCAGCGATGCCACAGACCTGAACATCCAGCAGAAGATCGACAACAACATCGACCGGCTGTTTACCGCGCGGCGTCGGTACATGCGGATAAGTGACGACGAATTGAAACGCATGTGCGCCTGGGAATCGATTGTGGACATCGGCATCTGCGAGAACCGTGAGCGCAACGATTACGCCATCAATTACGCGCTGGAGCATCTCGACATGCAGACGCTCATCCTCATCCCACGCATCACGCTGGGCGAGGAATACGAGGCGTCGATTCCGAATTCTCGGCTCGTTCATTCCAAGATCGGGAAGAAGGATCGGCGCGCCTACATGGAGGAATTCAAGGCCGGTAACCTACGAACCATGATTGCCACATCATTGGCCGACGAAGGACTCGATCTTCCGAATGTCGAACTGCTCATCATGGTGAGCGGCGGTCGGTCGTCGCAGAAGACGATTCAGAGGGCGAGTCGCGCATTGCGAAAAACAGATTCCAAAAACTGTGCGACAATCGTTGATTTTTCGGACAAGTTTCATCCCATCGGAGCGTTCCACGCGAAGAAGCGGATGAAGTGCTACCGTGAACTAGGTTGCGTTTTCCAATGAGTGCATCAATTACAACAACGAATGAAACAGCCACGCCCACAGAGAACGTGGTTTATCTGATCGGCGAACTACGAGGCATCAGCCGTCAAACCGAAACCAAGACAGGTGCGCTTATGGTGCGCCGCGTTATATCCGTCGCTCGTCATTGGACGGATGCGGACGGCAGGTTTCACGAAGATTACGATGAATTCGAGCTGTCCTCATGGGGGCAGGTTGCCGAGAAGATCATGGAAGTCGGCAATGGCGCGCTGGTGCGTGTCAAAGGCCGAGTGAAGGTTGAGAAATGGAGTGATGGCGGTGAAACCAAGAGCGCAGTTAGAATCGCTGCCGAACAAATAACGGTCCTTTGCTACTAAAATGAAATCAAACCAAACAATCGTTGCGGTCGATCCTGGTGTCGGAGGTGGATTCGCGGTCAAAACAGCAGATGAAATTTTGCTCTTCCCAATGCCCGAATCATTGCCCGATATGGCGCAACTACTAAGCGGATTCAAATTAGCAGATAGCCACTTGTGGATTGAGAAGGTTCCCAAGTTCGTGTCCAAGCTGACTCCTGCTGCTTCGGTCGCCACCCTCCATGAGAACTACGGCATCGTCCAAGGACTGGCCTACGCTCAAGGGTATGCGCTTCACCGTGTAGAGCCGAAGATATGGCAAGATCCGCTTGGACTCGGAGGTCGTAAAGCGTGCGCTACCGGCCCTGAATGGAAGCGAAAGCTGCGCGCCAAAGCTCAAGAGCTGTATCCACATCTGGATGTCAGCCTCAAGAATTGTGACGCCCTGCTCATTCTCCATTACGCTCAAGGAGGCGGCAGATGATTCGTAGGATGAATCGGCCACCGTCGCCGGAGGAGCTGAAGCAAATGCTCATCGCCGCGTTCGCGATGGGCGTCGTCATCACCAGCGCATACTTCATTCTCTTTGTCATCAAATGAGCCAAGAACTCGAAGACATCAAAGAAGAGCTGGCAGAGTACAAATGGATTTCCAAGGAGCTTGCGAAAGCACTTGGCTGCGGATGCACAATCGGAGGAGACTTCGACCTGTGCATCGACTGCACCGACACACAAAAAGCATACAAACGAATACAGAAAATATATGAGCCTAAACAGTGCGAACAAAATAGTCAGAATCGCTGAAGCCGATGAATCAACGCCACGCATCGATTTCGCGTACATCGACAAGAAGTACAAGGAGTGGCTTGTCCGCCGTGGATTCGCCAGCGAAGAGCAAACTGAACTCGGCATGCGACGTTCCGACGGTCGTCGCGGTCGTGCGGTCAAACGAATCAATTCCGATGAAAGCATCTGAAATATCCCGAGAACAACTCTTGAAGGAAGCTCCGCGCCTCATTGACTATGCGATTCTTCGAGGTTGGATGAGCAAGCCAGCGAAGCCAAAACGCAGCGTGGATGGCGGATGGCAAACTGCTGGAGTCGGCCATCTCGACGACGCTTCTGAAGATGAAATACAAGAACTCAGGAAACAGCTCAGTGGAGGTTGAACTCCTGTCCGACGACGTAGAGATACGGATCGGAGAAACGAAGTGGTCAGGCGTGGCCTACATGCGGGAAGGCAAAAGCAAGGTCTACGTTCGAACGAAAGCTGAATTCAAAGCTAAGTTCGTCCTGATAGATGCGAAGCCCTAAACTTTACATCGCCGCACAAGAGCAGCTCTTTGCGAAGTTTCAGTCACGCTCCATCGCCATTCAGCATTGGAGCAAATATCTGATGACTCCCAAAGAGCTTGCTCTCCTTTTCAGCAAGTTAGAGAAATCAAATTCAGTCCTCTCCGAAATCGCCAAGACTGATCTTGGTCGAAGCGGGGAGATAGCGAGAAAACAACTTGGAATCGAATGAATCAATCAAAAGTAGATCGTGCGCGCGCATGGCTGCGTAACACGCCAGGGGCCGTCTCAGGTCAGAATGGGCATGGAGCAACCTTCGCAGTGGCAACCTCGCTCATACACGGTTTTGAGCTGAATGCGGGGGATGCGGAGACGCTCATGCATGAGTACAACTCGAAATGCCTCCCACCGTGGAAGCCGCATGAACTGGCCCACAAGCTGAGCGAGGCTGCAAAAGTAGCGCACGACAAGCCGCGCGGATGGCTTCTCGAATCGAATTCCGGCATGGGGCAGGGCGGAACTCCAGTATCACCCACCGGCAAGTTCGTGGTGCGAAAGATCCAAGCAATTCCGCAATCGGACTTTCGATTTTCAACCATAGATTTCTTAAAAGCCTGCTTCGAACCGGACGAAGTTGTCTGCATCTGCAACGACATCGTAAGCGACGATGAAGGTAGGACTCGGCCAAACTCCAAAGGTACATTCCTCAAGCGCGACGAATGGATTAAGAACCATTTCACGCCGCCCATCAGCTCGATGTGGAACGGTCCTGATAGCCGTGGCGCTTACGTCCGCGTCAATCCATGCTTCGATGAGAGCGGTTCTGATTCAGGCGTGGCAGCATTCCGCCATGTCCTCGTTGAGATGGATGAGAAGACCAAGGACGAGCAATGGACGATCCTCAAGGAGTCGAAGTTGCCGATGTCCGTCGTCATTGATTCCGGTGGCAAGAGCTTGCACGGCTGGGTACGAGTCGATGCAGCGAACAAGGAGGAATGGAGTGAGCGTCGTGATGTTGTCTATCGCCAGTTAGAGGCTCTCGGCATCGATCCGAAGAACAAGAACGCGAGCAGGTTCAGTCGTTTGGCCGGTGTGATGCGCGATGGCAAGGAGCAGAAGCTGTTGGCCATCAATGTCGGGTCGGTCAACTGGGATGCGTTTACGGACTATCTGGAGTCGCAGGACATGCCTCAGGAGTTCTCGCTCGATAGCATCATCGAGTACGACCCGAAGAATGATCCTGACAACCTGATCGGTGACAGGTGGCTACGTCGCGGATCATCGCTTCTATTCGTAGGCCAAAGTGGTTGCGGCAAAAGCTCGATGGCCGCGTATCAGGGGATGAAGTGGGCATCCGGTGAAGCGTGGTTTGGTGTAAAGCCCGTGCGCGCGTTAAAAGTGGCTTACATCCAGGCGGAAAACGACATCGCCGATCAGCATGATGCACTCAAGGGGGCTGCTCAGATGACTTTTGGAAAAGAGAATTGGGAGCGAGGATTGCGGAGCGTGGACATGCTCTTCTTCCGCGAAACGGTGAGAACAGGTTCTGACTTCGCCACAATGCTCCGTCGTCTCGTTCGCAAGACCAAGGCTGACGTTGTTTACATCGATCCGCTGCTCTCCTACATGGGTGGCAATCCTGCGGACATCGAGGTCTGCGCGAACTTCACACGGCATCTGCTCCAACCGATTATGATGGAGACAGGCGTTGTCCTAGTACTCGTCCATCACTTCCCCAAGCCGAAGGGTAAGGACGACAAGCCTGAGAGCGTCGCAGATTTGGCCTACTCAGGATTCGGATCGTCGGATCTGACGAACTGGGCGCGCGAGGTGATTGTGATGAAGGAGGTTGGATTCAATAACCCACGACGCTTCATGCTCGGCATGGCGAAACGGGCTGACCGTTCCGGAATGACGGACAAAGACGGAAAAGTCACCGGATCGATTATGATCCAGCGTGGTACAGGCGGCGACATCTCATGGAACTACGCAGATCCACAGAAGTTCGTCGTCGATAAGGAG